ACCCCTAGCGCGCTGCCGCCTCGGAGTTTTCCTCCAGCGCCTCGGCGCTGGGCTCGGCCACGCTTCCGGCCACGATCTCCTCGGCGATTTTCATCAGCACGTCGGCGTCCACGTGGTTCATGAGCGCATGCCGGTCGGCCTCCGCGAAGAGCGGCCGGCCCTCGCTGTCCAGCGCCCGCACGATCAGGCCCTCGACGATGGTGGGAATCCGCCCCTCGCCGATCCGGGAATCGATCCGGTGGCGCTGGTACATGGTTAGCACCGGCCGGAAATAGATCACCAGAGGCCGGCCGTCGGCCTCCCATTCGGCCACCTCGATCCGGCGCAGGCCCTCGGCCGAGACCCGCGCCCGGTAATGCTCGCGGGCCGCGGCAATCACCAGATCGCCGGCGCGCTGGCGCGCCGTTAAATCCGCGCTCATGCGGCGACCACCTCCTGCGTGAGCGTCCCCTGGATATGCGAGGCGACGGTAAATTCGATCATCCCGTTCACGTCCGCCGAGCGCCGGCGCGAGGTGATCAGGGCCTCGCCGGTGTAGTAGACCATCGTCGCCGCATCGCCCTCGGGATAGAGCTCAACGTCCACGGTATTTCCGGGCACCAGCAATAGCTGACCGGCGTCGGCCGGCGCGTAATAGGCGGTGAAATTCAACGTGGTCTCGACGCCCGTCACGGATTTCCGCTTAGCGCAGCTGCCCATCACCGAGGAATCCTGCACGTCGGCCGCCTCATCGGTTTCCCACGAGCGCACCTCGCCCACGGCCTCCGGCGTCGGCCCCGCCGTGATCTTGCCCATGCACCCCTTCAGCGCCATCGCCCTGCCCTCCGCCGTTTAGGCCACCGGTTGATCCGGCGCCCCGCTGTCCAGCTGGTACTCGACCAGATACGCCAGGCGCATCAGCCCCACGGGCGGCTGCACCTGCGTCGATAACTCCATCCGCATCCCCTGATAGCTCAGGGCATCACACAGCCCGTCCAGGGTCTCGTCGCCCGCCAGGGCCGCCTCGACGGCCGCGGCCAGATCGTCCAGCGTGGCGTCCAGATCCTCGGCCGCCTGGGCCCGCAGGGCGATTTCGACAGAGAGTAGCCGCGGGCGCTGACGGCAAAGCCCCATGCGCCGGGGTTCCTCGCCGAGCTCCTCCTCGGGGGCGTGCACGACCACGGCCGGCAGCACGTCCAGCGGATAGAGGTGGCTCACGTAGACCGGCGCCGGCACGGCCACCAGCCGCGCCGCAATGGCCTCGCGGATCTGTTGGCGGACGTGTGCCACGGCCGTCTAACCCGCGCGCCCGATGGCGGCGGCCAGGGCCGCCGCGGCGGCCTCGGCGAAATACTCGGGCGCCTTGGCCTCCAGGCGCCGGAAGATGGGCTCGGCCAGGGGCGCCAGGTCGAACTTGATCTCGCGAATCGGCAGGCGCCCGCGGCGCGTCAATTTGCCGCGGGCCACGCGCCCGCCCGGGCGCTTGCGCTGCACCCAGCTAAAGCCGCCCTCGCGCGCCGCCTGGGGCTTACGCACGAAGGGCCCCGTGTGCGTGCCCTTGCCCGATTTCACCGTGGCCCGGAACAGGCCGGGCGCGCTGACCGTTACCTTGCCGGCCCGGGCCGTGCCCCGCCCGTAGGCCTGGCGCTTACTGATCTGCGATAGCGGCATCTGATAGCCGCCCCACCAGAGGCGGGCGCCGCCGCTCTGCGAGGCCCGGTAGCGTTTGAGGCGTTTTTTTACCAGCGCCTGCGAAAGGCCCGAGGCGCCGCTTATCCCCGCCACGGCCTCGGCGTGCAGGCGCTTGGCGGTCTGATCCAAGGCCTTGCGCACGGCCCGCGGCGCCACCGTGCCGCTTTGCCGCTGCAGCTCGGCCAGCATCTGGCGAAGATCCGATTTCACGCGCAATTCCATGGCGCCTATCCCACCGCCCGCAGACGCAGACGCACCAGGCCGCTGCCGTCGGGCTCGGGCGGCGCGGCCACGCGAAACGATCCGCCGGGCGCGAGCACCAGCAGCCCGCCGGCGGTGGCCGGCGCCTGGGCCGCGGCCAGCACGAAATAGGGCGCCTCGCCGGCCACGTCCAATGCCTCGCCATAGGGGCGGGCGAGGATACCGGTGACGGGCGCCCCGTCCAGCGTGCCGGCATGGGCGAAGCCGTCCTGCACGTCGAAGAAGTCCGCCAGGTCCTCGGCGAGGGCCACCGCCTAGGCGCTCTTGGCGGCCTTCGTGACCGGCGCGGCGGCCTTGGCCGCGTCGCTGTCGGCCGCCGCCGCCTGGCCCGCGCTCACCATCATCGCCAGGGCGTTTTCGCCCACCTCGAAATTTTCGCCCGGGGCCACGCGCCGGCCCTCGACACGCACGCCGCGCAGGGCCGTGGCGCGGACCATCTTTTCCGGTGCTGGTTTGGCCATCGTTTCCTCCCGGGCAGGCTTCGCGCCCGCCCCTAGCGTTTCAATGAATTAAGCGGGCTCGGCGACGCTGAAGGCGGCCGGCAGGCGCAGCGCCGTGTCGAGATCCTGGAAGACCCTCACCACCAGGCCATCGCGCGCGGCCAGCGCCGCCGTGTCCACCTGCACGTCGATCACGCCCCACATGCCGATCAGCACCTGCGCCCAATCGCCGAAAATCCAGGCATTCGCGGGCACGTTCGTGGAATCCTCCGCCCGGTAGCCGTTGATCTCGCCCCCCTCCATCAGATAGAGGCCCGTGCCGTCTGATTTTTCTGTGGTCTTGGCGGCGCCCCGGCCGGCCGGCGTGGTGAGATAGGCGAAGCTGCCCGGCCCGACGATGTTGGCCGCGCGCACGTCGGTTTCCATGGCGACCAGCGTCGCCCAATCGATGCCGCCGACCGGCACCACCTCCGAGCCGACGCCCGAGGCGCTCATGAGCCCGACGGGCGTGTTGCCCGTGCCGTCGCCGGCGATCAGCTTTTGATCGATCTGCACGGCGATGCCGTCCACCAGATCGTCGCGTAGTAGCTGCTCGACGGCGAGGCTCGATTGCTTGCGCATGCGGCGCGTGACCGGCACGGCGCCGGCCACGGTCTTGGGCGTCAGCGGCACGGTCTGCAGCGCTAGCTCGGAGACGGTCACGTCGACCTTCTCGCCCAGCCAGTAGAACGAGGCGCCGGCGGCCTTGCGAGGAATGTCCACGTCGCCGATGAGGCCAGGGAGGATCACGGCGCCCAGCTGCCCCACCAGGGCCCGGGCCCGCATGACATCAATGAAGGCCTCCGCCATCAAGCTGGTCGCCACCAGCTCCACGCCCTTGCCCGTGGCCTTCTCCACGTCGCGGCGGCTGAGCAGCACCTCGTGCGGCACGTAGAATCCGCGGGCGTCGCGCCCCACCTCCTCGGCGATGGCGAGCGATACCTGGCGCTCGAAACCCGCCGATTTCCAGTCGCCGGTGGCCGCGGCGTTGATCGCGCGCATCAGCCGGTACTGGCGCACCTCCTGGCCGCTCAGGCCGAGCGTCGCGGCGCTGACCGCCGGCGGCCGCCCGCCGGCCCCGGCCGCGCCGCGCCCCGCCGGGGCGCCCTCGCCGGAGGGCTCGGGCGCGCCGAGGCGCTCCAGCAACAACGCCCGGAAGGCGTCTACTGTGGTGCCCGCCAGCACCGCCGCATCGGCCTCGGCCCGCTGCCCGTGCCGATCGCCCAGGGCCAGGATCTCGGCCGCGCGCGCCCGCTCCTCGGCCACCAGATCCCGCGTCGCCGCGACCGGGGCCGCGGCCGGGGCCCCGCCGCCATTGCCGCCGCCTGCGCCCGCGCCCCGGGTCTCGCTCGTTGCCTCTGCGCTCATCGTCTCACCCCCTGTTGGGGCGAAAGATGTTTCGCCCCTTGCTTCAAAGCCGCGGCCCACGCCCGCCGTGGGGTCCGCGCCGGCGCTCACCGTCGAGACCTCGTAGGGCTCCCAGTCGATCACGCGATACACGTCCTCGGAGCCGTCGTCGCTGGTCTGCTCGAGGCGCGCCAGGTGGGTCATATAGCCGATGCTGATATTGCGGCGGATGCCGTCGCGCACGTCCTGCCAGATTTCCTCGGCCCGGGCCGAGCGCGAGAAGCGCAGCCAGGCCCGCAGCACCCGATCCGGCCCGATCTCCCATTCCTCGACCACGCCCAGCTGCTCGCGCATCGCGTGCTGGTTCAGCACCGGCATGCCGAGATCGAGGCGCTGGCTGCGCACCGCGCCCGGCCCGTGATCCAGAATCTCAGTTCCGTACCAGCGCTTGACGGGCGTCTCGCTACTCGCCGCGACGCGCACCGCGCGCCGCTCCTCGTCGATGGCGGCAGGATCAACCGGCGCCAGGCGATACTGCAGCAGCGACCGCGCGGAGGGCCACGGCGTGCCCGGCGGCAGATCCCGCCCCTGCACCGCGAAGGGCACGGCCCCCCGCCCCGGCGGCCCCGGCGGCGCTGCCATCGAGGCCGGCGCCGGCGCCGGTAGGGGCGCCGCCGGCCGCGCCGTCGCCATCGTCGTGAGCTCGTCCATCGTCGCCCCCTTGTTGAGTCTTTTCGTCCTGCGCCTGCTCGCCCTCGCCCTCGCCCTCGCCCTCGCCCTCGCCGTCGCCCGAAGGCTCGGTGGAAGGTCCCAGGCCCGCGGCCCGCAGCGCCGCCTCCTCCTCGGCCAGCTCCTCCAGCACCTCGGCCCAATCCTCGCCACGCTCGCGACAGATGCGCTGGCGCGAGGTGGTGCGAGAGGCCAAAGCGGCGGCGTTGGCCGTGGCCTCATCCCGGGGCGAGACCCAGGCCCAGCCGCGGGCCCGGAAGCGGGCGGGCGCCAGGCGCGCGTAGTCGCGGATCGAGTACGGGAGCGCTCCGGCGGTGAGTGCCATCTCCAGCCAATCGCGCTGGATGGGGAGGAGGAATGAGGAGGCCACCCAGCGCTGGCATTGGCGCCAGCTGTCGCGATCGTCCAGCTCGCCGGAGCGCAAGCTTGAGAAATTCACCCCCTCGAGATCCGAGCCGAGGCGGTTGTAGCTAACGCCGAAGCCCGCGGCGACGCCGCGCAGGCCGGACTTGAGAAAATCGGAGAAGCTCGAGGCCGGGTGATTGGTGATCGCCTCGCGGAATTTCACGCCATAGGGCAGCAGGCGATAGACGCCGGCCTCCACCGTCTCGTCGATCTCGGGCTGCTCCGCCGAGGCCGGCGGCTCGTCAAACGCCTCCGGATCCTGCTCATAGAACCCTAAGCGCTTGGCGCCGAGCTCGGCCGCGATCATCTCCGAGGTGCGGTATTCCTTCAGGTGGTAGAGCTCCACCATGGCCGCATGCCCCCAGGGCACGCCGCGGCTCTGCTCGGCGCGCCAGGGAAGCCAGCCGTGCAGGATCTCCTCGGCCGGATAGCGCCGGTAATTGCGCCCGCCGTAGCTGTAACCGAGCGCCGCCCGCGGCCCCTCGAGCAGGTGGTAGGCCCGCGGCGCGCCCCAGGCGTCGAGCTCGACCCCCATGCGGATGCGCGTGCCGTCCGGCAGATCGCGATTCAGCAACAGATCCAGGCGGTCGGCGTCGAGCAGCTGCAGCGCATAGCGAAAGCGATTGCCGCTCCAGCCCCGTAGGCGCCGCACCAGGGCCTCGCCGTCGCGGGCGGCGCCACTCAGGTACAGCTCGAGTAGCTCGGCCAGGGGCCAACGGCCGCCGGCGTCGCAGCCCTCGGCCCACTCGGCCCAGGCCGCCTCGAGCACGGCCGCGGCCTCACTGTCGCGACTGCCGTCCGGGCGGCGCGCCATGCACTGATAACGCGGCCCCTCGGGCCCCAGCACCTGGGTGCGCAGCAGCTGGTAGTAGCGCCGCGCATACGGATTGTTGATCGCCTGCTCGCGCGAGCGGGCCCGCAGCGCGGTGAGATCGGTGTAGATCTCCTCGTCGGCGCTGAGATGGGAGCTGCGCAGGGTCCAGCCGAGGCGCAGGCGGTCATAGCGCGCGGCCTCGAAGGCGCGGCGCTGGCCGCGGGCCAGATACCAGCGGGCGGCGCGGGCGAGGAGGCCTCGCGGCATCAGAGCAGCCCCACCCGCACGATGCGGCCGGTGCCAGGCGCCGCCCGGCCCTCCTCCACCGCCACCTCGTGGCGGTAGCGACTGCGGGCCCGGTAGAGCTCCTCGTGCGAGAGAAACTGCAGGGCCCGGCCCTCGATCGTATAGGAGGCCTGGACGTGCGTGGCGCGG